GGAATGATGGACGCACCCGCCTGGGTGAGCTTCGTCGCGCTGGACATCGTGGTGTTCACGAAGAACATGCGCACGACGTTGTTCGTGGTGCCGGCGAACGCCACGTCGGTCGTGGAGTGCGTGGTTTTCGTGCCGCTCGCGACACCGAACGAGCAGTTGCGGAAGATGACTTCCGACATGCCCTGCGCAGCGGCTTGGTGCGAGAATCCCGTCGCTGTTGAGAACGTGGTGTCACCCGCGAACGTGCAGGTATCGAAAATGAGCGGCGCGCCCAGCGGGCCCTGCATGGTTACGTTGGTCGTGAGGTTGCCGAAGAACAGCCCGTTCTTGAAAACCGCGTTCGCTGCAATGAAACCGCTGACCAAACTGACCTGGCCGTTGTTACGCCACGCTTTGAACCCCTGAACCGTCTGGTTGAGAATGTAGACGGTGAGCGTGGGAGAGCCCGCGCACGAGTGAACGACCGTGTTGTCGATGAGCCCAGGCGTCATCTCCACACCGGATTCTACGATGCTGAACGCCGTGCTGCCGATGCAGCGGTTGCCCGAGGCCGCAACACCCTGTGCATCACTTATCGCCATCGTGCCGCCGAGTGGGGCGATGATAACGTTGTTGCGCGCCGTCCAGGTCGTGTTGGTGGTGGCCGCAATCTGCAGCGCGGTGCCCGCGCCAGAGCCGATACCGACGAGGACGTTGTTGTCGGCGGTGATGGTGGTGCCGCCCGACGTCGAGCTGAAGTTGACGCCCGGCTGGCCGGCTGTGCCGTAGTCGCGCAGCGTGCAATACTGCATGTCGAACACTGAGCTGGTGCCGTAGCCGCCCGAGGAGACCAGGAGGATAGCGGTGTTCGAGCTGCCGAAGTAGCGGAAGCCGCACCACCGCAGTATCACCGAGGTCGTGCCGCCCGCGCCGCTGGCCTGCCCGACGATGTCCATCATCGAGAAGCGTGCGCTGTTGTTCGAGCGAAACTCGACGTTGCGCGTGATGAGTGCGACCTCTGCGACGACATCGTTCGCGCCGCCATGCGCGTTGGTGAGCCCCACCGTGGTGACCATCGACGTGGCGCCCGCGTTCGCGTTGAGGATGCGCTCTTCCGACTCGCCCGTGGTGCGGGTGGTCGAGGCAATGGCGATAGTATCGGTAGCCAACCACCCGGTGTCGTCGTTCACGTTCAGCGTGGTGGCGGCGGCTGCGGCGTTTGCACTCAGCGTCGTGTAGTAGATGTCCTTGCCGGCCGTGCGCGACAGTCCGCGAATCTCGACGGTCGCACCAGGGAGGATTTCGAAGCGCGAATCCATCGACGTCGTCATCACAAACTCAACGATAGCGCTGGAGTTGCGCGGAATCTCGTTGCCGCCCGAGGACCCACAGGTGTAGGTGCCACCCGAGTAGACCACGATGCTGCCGGTGAGCGAGAGGAAGTAGGCAATGCCGCCCGTAGTGCCCCACGTCAGCGTGCCGCCGTTGCAGATGTTGAGCACCGCGTTCACGTTCGCGTTGCGCGTGGTGCTGATGCCGGTCGCATTCCCGAATGTCGTGGCAGCGGTGTTGTCCATCGTCACCGCGCGGTTGTTGCCCGTGCCGGTGCCCGTCAGCTCACGCGCGATAATCATGCGGTCGCCCGCACCGGGCGCCGAGGTCGTGGTGGTGCGCACCTGGCGCGCCCAGTTGGCAGCGGTGCCGTTCGTCCACAGCGTCACTGCTGTGGTGGTCGCGCTGATGTTCACTCGGATGAGGTAGCTGTCGGTGCCGTTCGGGGTCACCGTCGCGCCGAAGTTGATGAAGAACCAACCGCCCTCTTTGTTCGTGCCGTCGCACGTCACCAAGTCGGAGACGTTGACCGTCTTGGTGAGCGCGTTGGTCGCAGTGGTGCTGTTGCGCAGCACAACCGTGAGCGTGTTCGACGGCGAGCCCGCCGCACGCGCCTGGAGCTTCAGGTAGACGCCATCCACCGCAACCGCTGCGAGCACGAACACCGCAGAGTCCTGGGTGGCGACGGTGAGCGCCGTCTGTCCGCTTTCGGAGTCGAGCGCCGCCGTCGCGTCACACACGCCCCACGTCGCCGCCGTCGTGAAGGTGTTGTTCGCCGTGCAACCGAGTATTTTAGCCATTAGTTGAAGTTCTGCGCGAATGCACCCAGATAGTTCGTGCCGGTGTAGATGAGCGACACGAGGTCAGTCTTCGAGGCGCCAGACGAGATGACAGGCGCGGTGCCTGAGGGCCACTTGACGTTCGCCGGCCAGGTCACCGTGAAGCCGCCCGCGCCGGTCTTGAACTCGAACACGTAACGCCCGCCGTCCACCGGGTTGCTGAGCGTGATGGTGACGTTGCCGGTCAGCGTCACGGTGTGCGTGTTCGCCAGGGACAAGTCGATGGTGATGGCCGTGCTGCTGTTGCCATCATCCACGCGAGGCGTATACGCCATCGCGGACTGTTCCAGCAGGTTCCCTGTGGTGTCCGCGAAGCCGGCGAGCCGGTGCGCGGTGACCGTGCCCGGTCCCACGACGTTGCCGCCACCACCGCTGCCACCGCTCGCAGCGGGCCCCGGAGGACCCATCGGGCCCTCCTCGCCATCAGCGCCCGGCACGCCGCGCTCACCCTGCGGCCCAATGGGCCCGCGCTCTCCCGGAGGACCCTGTGGACCGGGCTCGCTCCCACCACCGTCGCCACCGTTGCCGATTTGGATGGCGCTCAGCACCTTGCCCGAGAGCTGCAGACCGCTGCCAACGAAGATTTCCTGGAACGGTCCGGGGAGCGTGTTCTCTCGCCCTATCAGCACACCAGGGCGAGTGGAGGGAACGAGCCCCGACAGGGGCAAGTGACCTTTGACACCATTCGACAGCTCAACCTGGTCCCACTGCGGCGTGTGGCCGGCGCCCGTGTTCGCCACGTAGCGCGTGTCTTGCGTGGAGTCGCCGCCGAACACCGCAGGGTCGATTTTCCCGCTGTCGGTGAACTTCGACTGCACCGTGTTGACAGCGTTCTCGATGCTCTCCAGGTCCTTCAGGAGATAGTCGCGAACATCTTCCCACGCGCCGAGGACGTATTTGAGAAGGTTCACGAGGTTTGCTCCGGTCGCGCCTTGAGGGTGAACGCGTGAATCTCCCACCCCATCGTGTAGGTGAAGTCGAGCGCCGCCGTGCAAACGCCTGTGTCAGGATTCGTAACAACGATGGGCGCATCTCCAACATGCACGCCAGCCGGCGTAACACACGTCAGGTTCGTGCTGTTCACCCACACCACATCGGTGCAGGGGATGCCGCCAATCGTCACAGTCGGCGTTGCCACGAACCCGGTGCCGACGACCGTGATGGCCGTGCCACCGAGCACCGTGCCGCTCGACGGGACAGCGTGCGTCTGAACTGGCGTGGAGATAGGCATTAGCTCTCCTGCTCCACGCGCGCCTTGAGGTCCACGCGCTTGACGTTCCACTGACCGGTGGTGACAGGGTTCGGCACGAACGTGAACACCAGCGGCGTCGAGCACACTTGCGTGTCGGGGTTGGTGACCGCTACCGCGTAGGTGCCGACTGCCATGCCCACCGGGACGTTGCACGTAATCCGAGTCGAGTTCACGAACACCACATTGGTGCAGGGCACGCCGCCGATGGTCACCGTGCAGCCCGTGACGAAGTCGGTGCCGGTGATGACCACCGCTTCACCACCCACCACATACGCAGTCGGCGGCGCGATGCCGGTCTGCACGGGCGGCGGCAGTGGCGGAACCGGCGGGTCATCGTGTCCACCCGCGAGCATCAGGTAGGTGTAGATTTTCCCGGTCGTGTTGAGGTTCGCATGCACCGTGAAGGTGTTGGCGCCGACAGCGGTGATAGCGGTCGCATCGAGCTGCGCGGTGTCGAAGCGCCGGCACACGCCACCAATCCAGATGTTGCGCTGGCGTGCGTCGTTGTGCCCGAGTATCACGCACGTGGGCGTCAGCGCGGACAGCGTGTCGGTGATGACGCGCGCCCCGGTGCCGTCGCCCGTGTAGGTGCCAATCGCCATGAGATGCGTCGTCGTGAACACGCCCGAGGTGTTGAACCCAACGAAGTCGCAGCCCCACGCAGGGTAGGACAACAGTCCGCCGAACTGGATAGAGCCGGCAGACACGTCCTGGATGGCGTCCGAGGCGAACGCGCCCGTAGTTGAGATAAGGTCGCACGCCTGGTCGCCGCTCTGTCCGGGACCTCGGAAGAAGGCAGCGGTGAACGACGTCGAGCCGTAGACACCGTTCTGGGCGAGCACCAGCTCAGGCGTCAGTGTGCCGAATCCGCTGCGGAAGTTCGCCGTGTGGTCGTCGGAGGACGTCGGATACGGTCGCCCGTCACGATACAGCATGCGTTGCGAAGGGTCGAACACCGCGACTACCGCGTAGGTGATGCCGACTTCGTTGATGTTCGCCAGCGCCGAGGAAATGTGGAAGCCGCCGCGAAACGCGATAATCGTCGTGACGCTGTTCGAGTCGCTCCAGTGGCTGCGGCTCGCCGGCTGCGAGTCCCACCAGATTTGCCCGGCAGAGCCCACCGAGTCCAAGCGCGAGATAACCATGAAGCTCGGCTCTTGGTCCGCTACCGCGATGTCTACCGCCGACAAGTCAATCGTGTTGTAGTCGCCCGTGCCCACATAGGTGGTGTTGAGCACGCGAATCACCCCGGTCGGCACAGCGTCGCCAGCGGTGTCGTGCTCGACAATCGCGATGAGCCCCGAGATGCGCTGCGTGGTCGCGCTGGTCGTCTGCACGCCGACTTCGATGGTGTCGCTCGTTGACCAGCCGGTGCAGTCCACCAGCACGCTGTTGTAGTTCGCCCCCACCACCGCAGGCGCGTAGACCGTGTCCACTCCGTTGCGGCGGATGACCATGCTCGTGGCCGAGCCGTTGGTCTGATACATGCCCACGCGAATCGACAGCAGGTTGCCCGTAATCCCCAGGTCGGCAAACGGCGTGAGCGTAAACGTCTGAACGGCGCCGCTGGAGCTGGCCGCGAGCGTGCCCGGTGGCGAGCTGCTCTGGGTGGAATACGGCATGTCCAGCATTGCGCGATAGTCGCGGCTCGCGTCTACTGTCCAGTCGTTGTGCGCGCCGAACCCCGTGAGAGGAATCTTCGTCGTGCGCGTGCTGCCGATGCGCGTGTTGCTGTCGATGCAGATTTCCGCCAGGTTCCAGAAGCACGTCGGCTCGACGCTGTTGTCGCCATACGAGATGATGTTGAAGCCTGCGCCCGTGAAGGTGTTGCCGCCCCACGAGCCCGTGAACGTGGTGCCCAGCTGCACGCTGTCCACGAAAATGTCCCACGTCCACGAGTCCGTGGTGACGACTTGAGACGTCTGGTAGTGAAACTCAATCAGGTATTTCGTGCCTACCACAAGCGCGCTGGTCGCTACCACATCCACGTAGGTGCTGACGTTGTCCCACACCTGGAAGTGCAGCTTGGCATCGGAGGAGAAGCGAACGCGGACAGACTCGTGCGCGCCGCCGCCCACCCAGTTGACGTTGATGACCGTCATACTGGAGACCGGCAGCGTCTCGTAGTCGAACCAGCAGCGGAACCACGCTTCGGTCTTCGTCGCCGCCGCCTGGTTGTCCAGCGGGTTGAGCCGCATCGAGCCCAGCGTCGAGGACTGCCGGCGAGCCCAGCCCATGCGGTTGAAGATAGCGGAGACAGGGTTGAGCCCAGCGCTGGCGGACGCGACGTCCGCAGACATGGACGTTACCTCGCCCGAGCGCATGAGCCCTGACCAGTAGGCGAGACGCGCCATTACAGGTCCCCGAACTCGATTTGGATGGAGCGTGATTCGCTCATCACCAAGTCGGGCATATCCACCACGAGGAAGTCTACGTTCGCGTCAGTGCTCGGCGCATTCGCTGGGTCGCAGTCGATAACGGTCGCCGCGCTCGTCTCCTGCCCCAGGTCGCGGATGAGGAAGAACGCCATCGTCCCACCAGTCACCGCCGCCACGAACGCGCTCGCGCACATCGTGCCCCAGTTGCTCATCAGCCCTGCGCTGAAGAATGCCTTGGTGCGCACGCGCGCCGAGTAGGCGACGTTGGCGTCGTCCGTCACCGCTTCGCCGTCGCAGCGCTGGAGCAAGTCGCCCGCGTTCAGTCCGATGAACGGACGCTTGCGCAGCGACGTGACGCTGTCCACCGTAATGGATTCGCTCAGCAACGTAATGCACAGCGCTTCGGTGATGCGCCCCTCGACCGTCGCCCAGCCGCGATACACGCTGCCGGCGTCCTTCGGTCGCAGCTCGCCCACTTGGAGCTTGATGCCGAAGTTCGGGGTGTTGTTCCCATCTACCGCCAGATACCAGATAGCCTGTTCCTTCTCGTGGTAGTAGACGCCGCGCGCGACGATGTTCGTCGCCTTGAGGTTCACACGCTTCCAGGTGTTGCGCAGCCCCATGATTTGCAGCATGCCGCCCGCGCCCAGCATGAACGGTCCGATATGTGGGTCGGTGAAGAACAGGCACGCCGCGCCATTCTGGTCGAGCCCCGAGAACAGCGAGCCCTCGACGCAGCCGCGCTTGTCGGTGATGCACGCAATGGTGTAGGCCCGGTCCGCGTTGTTCGGGTTGTGGTTCGCCTTGTAGATGTGCTCGTATTTGAAGGCATACCAGCTGCCGTTCACGCCAGCCGACAGCCCGGTGACGGGCCCGCCCAAGCCGTTGTCGAGGTCCTGGTTGTTCGTGATGTCGCCCGGCAGGCGCTCGTCGGCGCCCGGCAACGGGTCGTTGTGAACCGGTGTCCAGTAGACGCTCGACTGCTTCGTGACGTCGCTGAAGTGTCCACCGCTCACGAGCCGGTTGTCCACGCCAGCGAGAAACTTGTTGTTCCCCTGCAACAGATACTGGCCGATGCTGTCGCTCAGCGTGCCGGTGTCACTGTAGGAGGTGAAGTCGGTCGCCGCCTTCTCTGCCAGCAGCGCGATGTCCTGTGAGGCGAGCGCGGTGTCGGTCAGCGACGGAGGGTTGTGCGAGTGCAGGTTCGCCTGGGTGATGAACGTGCCGCTCACGTCATACATCGCCCAGCCGCTCACCGGGAAGTTGGTGGCGCTCGGCGCGTAAGCGCCGGCAGGAACCTCGCCCGACAGAATCGCCTGGATGGCGTGCGAGGAGAGCTGCACGTAGCCGGGCGGAATCGTCACGTTCGAAGGCAACGGGATAGCAGCGGTGTTCGTCGTGACCGTCAAGTCGTCCTGGATGGTGATGGCGACGGTCGTATACTGCATCCGGTAGAAGGTGACGTTGTCGCTCGATGCCTCCAGCTCCCAGTGGGTGGCGGCTTGGTCGCTGTAGGTCACCGGGCGCGTGATGCGGATGCTGCCCTCGGCGCCAGTCGGGATGACACTGACGCTCTCGGACGGTTCCGAGCGCACCAGCACGTTGTCGCTCGCGTCGTGGATGACGAAGCGCACGCGGTAGTAACGAATGCCCTGGAGGCCCGAGCCCGAGTTGAATGAGGCCGCAGTCGGCGCGTCGGGCTGTTCGAGCCCCGCGCGGCGCAGGTTCGTCCCGTCCCACACGTGCATGCGGTCTTCGGTGCTGGGGTAGGCGACGAACAGCTTGCCGTTGATGCTGCACGCCTGGATAGCGTAGATGGCCGGCGCTGCGGTGAGCACGGCGTCGTCCAGCGGCGTGATGGTGTGCCAGGTGCCGGTGTTGTCCCGGCGCGCGATGCTCACCGAGGTGCCGGGTGTCGCCGCCACACAGAACCACTCGGGCAGCGTCGTGCCTCCGTCTGGGAACCACTCGACGGCGAACACCAGCGAGGTCTCATCTTCGAGCCCGCTGCCGGTGAGGTCCACGGGCGCGCAGCCCAGCCGGCGCTCGCCCATCGTGGAGTTCCAAAACTCGATGTTTCGTGCGAGCGTGCATTGGTCAGCTTCGAGCTGGTGCGGCGAGTTGAGGTCATCGAACCCACCCGTCAGGTCCTCGATGACCAGGGGCTTCAGCAGTGCGTCAGCCACGGGTTACCGCCAGGTTCCGCGCAACCGCCGCCGGTTTGCGCCGTATTTGTTTTGCAGGATGTCCTGATGCGCGCCGATGACCGCCTTGAGGGACAGCTCGTTCATGCCGTCTTCGAAGTCCTTGAGAAACTCGCGTGCGAGCGTCGGCTTTTCCATCTTGCGCAGCTCATCGCCCTTCGCGCCAATCACCAGTAGCTCGTGGAACTCCTCGCTAAACTCGGGCACGTCGCTGCCGCTCAGCGTAGACTTACTCAGCTCGCATTCGAGCACGAGCGTCAGCGGGTCCGGGACCATCGAGTCGAGCTTGAACGTCACCGTGTCCGAGCCCTCCTTGAACCTGCACCACTTCGTTGGGATGTCGTTGGTCGCCAGCGTCGTGCGCATCTCGTCCGCCGAGATTTGGTCGAGCGCACGAGCGCGCGGGTTCGGGTCGTCCACAGTTGCCGGCGAGTGGTAGAAGATGCTCACAATCCGGGTGATGACCGGGTCGTTGTCGGCCGCAACCGTCTGCAGGTTCGTGCTCTGCGTGCAGTCGAAGTCAAACTCCGCCCGCGAGAACACGTTGAGCCCGAGCCGCCGCATGATGACGCGGTAGCGCCGATTGACGTGGGTGCCGATGCGCGTGATGGACTCGGTCTTGGTGGTGGCGATGTTGAGGTCGAGCGCCACCATGTCCACGATTTCGGTGAAGGTCATTTGCTGAAGTATCCACCGCTGACGACGGGAACGCGGCTACCAGGAACGATGGCGCTCGCGGCTTTCGCAACGACCGCACGGGTGTCCATCGTCTGCGGCGCCGGCAGGGGTTTCGCTGCCTTCGCCTTGAACGGGGCCGGCGCCTTCGCGCTGTTGAACGGGTGCATCGGATGCAGATTCGGGTGCTTGAGTGGCGTGCCCATCTTCGGCGCCTTCTTCACGCGCGCCGCGTGACCGTGGGCAACCTTCTTGGCGTGCTTGTCTGCGTTGTGGAGCGCTGCCGCTACAGCCTGGTCCTGGGGGTGACCAGATGCCACCATCTCCGAGATGTTGTTGGAGATGATGTCCCGTGTTGAGCCTGACTGTAGCGGCATGATGTTAGTCCTCTTCTGCCCGGCGCTTGGCGCGAGCTTCCACTTTCTGCTTGTCGGCGTCGGCCAAGATGGTCTTGAGCATCGACGTGAGGTCGGGGCCCGCCTTGACCATGAGCTGCATGCGCTGGTCCTGCGTGCCGTTGGAGTAACGAAGGTGAATGCCCCGGTAGGAGCCGCGCTTCACGTCCACGACTTCGAAGAGGTAGCCCTCTTTGCCATCGGGAACAAAGCTGCCTTCGCGGAGCTTCGGGATGAGCACGTATTCGTCGTGCAGGAGGTCCTGCGGGTCCACCTTGGTGAAGTTCTGATAGAAGTCGCGCTCGAACTTGCGGACCTCGTTGGTGGGGTTCAGCGGGTTGCGCGGGACACGGTTCGCCACCGTGATGCGCGCTTTCGGCTGCACAGACACCAGTGCGTCGGAGAATGCACGCGAGAGCGCCTCTACTGTCACTGTCGGACCGGGTTGTTCTTTGGGAGTATCGTTGGAAGCCATTGGCTTACCCTCGTGTGCTGGGTTGTCGAAGGTGAGAGTGGCACACAAACTTCCCACACCCTAGAGTGAAGCGGGGCCCGAAGGCCCCGCCCCATGTCGAGTCTTACACGGTCGCCTGGTAGCCCTCGGCGGTGCAGATAACAACGGACCCGCTGCCGCCCGCGTCGCCGTGAATCTGGAACGACTTTCCGATGGCGAGACGAATCCCGCGCCGGCCGAAGTCCCAGTTGATGGTCCCGCCCTGGCTCGCACCCGCCGCCACCGTCAGGTCGCTGAACCCGAAGTAGGAGGTCGGCGTGCTGTCGATGAACGAGGTGAGCTTGGCGTTCGCGTGCGTGAGAACGGCCAGTGCAACCTTCGTCACGTAGACGTAGTCGGTCGCGGAGTCGGCCGCTTTGATGGTGAACGCCGCGTTCGTGCCGTCGCACGTCTGTTGCGCTGCCCAGCGTCGGAGATTCGGAGTTGACATGATGATTTCCTTCTTCGAGATTTACGTCCCTAGTGCGAAGAGACCCGGCTGGGGGACGGTGTCCAGCCGGGTGTGAGTGTTAGCCCTTGACCAAGCGGCCGAGGCGCGAGCGGTTGTTCGTGATGGCCTGGAGGGCCGAGTAAATCTTGAACACGAACCCTTCCGACGCCTGCTGCTCCATCGTCTGGCCCTTTTTGCGGAAGTATTCCTTGGACACGACGACGTTGTAGGCTTTGTCGTTCAGCATGACCACGTCGGGCGTGCCGTACTGCGAGTAGACCCACATGGCGGTCTTGAACGCGATGCTCTTGAACGACGCCTTCAGCTCCTGGCTGTCGATGTAGCGCTGTTGCGACTGTTGCGTCGAGGCGAACAGAGCCTGGGTGCCGCCGTCGCTGACGAGCAGCTTCGGACGGAGGGGCGAACCGGTGCCCTTCTCGCAACGAACCCACAGGGATTCGAGGCCAGCTTCCAGGTCGTCTCCGTTGGTGTAACCGTCCACCTTGGAGCGCCAGAACGTGTCGGTGTTGCTCACGACTCCGCCGATGGTCCCGAGACCGTCAGACGAAACCATGTTGTCGAGCCCGATGAGTTCGTCGCCGCCCGCGCTGGACGTCACGAACAGGGTCGCTTCCAGGAGGTCGTCGTGCGACTGAATCGCGTTGTCGAGCAAGCTCGCAACGAGGTCCACCTTCTGGTTCTCTTCGGGGTTCTTCGCGTCGTCGCCCTTCGACCAGATGACCAGTTCACGAACCTGAGCCACAACGTAGCTCGCGGTGCTGATGACGTCGGTCTTCGTGGTGAGGGTGCCGGCCGTCAGTTCCGTCGCGCCGAGGACGGCTGCGGTCGTGTTCCGGCGCCAATCGAACGGAGCCTCGATGGTCGGTCCGAGGTTCTTGGAGACAATCATGCCGAGCGACTGAAGCGCACGCATGAAGCTCGACTCGGCCCACTGATTCTCGGGCCGCTTTTTGTTCGCCACCACAGCCGGGTAGCTGGATGACAGAATCTGAGAGATGCTGGGTGTCATGTTCGTAAACCGTTGAGCAGATTCGAGTTATAGTCCGTTGACGGTGGACTGTTCCCGTGAAATGCCTGGTTTACGCCGAGGCCGGGGCGAAATTGCGCGGCTGTTGACGGTGGGCACGCCTTAAAGGGGCGCGGGCTGGTGGGAACCGGACGTTCCCGGAGGGCTCAGCTGTCTAGCCGCACATCAGAACCCAAGGAAGGGTGCCGAATAGCTAGACCAAGTCTACGCGATGTCCCCCACAGGTGTCAAACGATTGACACTTGCAGGGGACACCGACACGAAAAGAGGGCTTACGAGGCCCTTTTAGTAGTGTTTCGGGGTCCAGCCACTCCCCTTGAAGTTCAGGGAGGCGCTGGTGGGGACACGCTGCATATAGCTGAACTGCAGGCAGGTCGGGCACTTGGGGTAGCGGGTCGGGTTGTCTAGCTCCGAGAGCCGCAAGGGGACGTCTTTCGTCCTCCTGCAGCCCTCACATTCGAAGGAATAGAGCGGCATTACGCCCTCCCCTTCTTGATGGCCGCTCGCACGAGGTCGGCCGTGCTCTGTCCGCCACCGTCAGCCGGCGCCTCGCGCTCGATGCCGGCGCCGCTCGCCACACTCGACGCCGAGGTGGACTTCGGAGCCCGACGCAGCCGCTCCTGTGTCTCCTTGGCGATACGGGCTTCCATCTGGGCGGTTGTTTCCGCTTGTTTGGTTGCCTTGGCGTTCAGCACATGCAGGTAGGCCGACTTGATGTCCGGGAACGCATACTGCCGGTCCTTCTGGTGGAGCTGGTAATCGGCGTCCATCACCTTCAGGGTTTCCTTCCAGTGGGTGTCCCAGCCGGGCCACTTCGAAGCCTCCTGAATCTGCGTGTTGATGCCGTTGTCTCGGGCTGCGACCGCTTCGCGCGCCTTCTGGTGGGTCGTGTAGGCGTCGAGCACCGGCTTGTAGGTCTTGCCGATGCGCTCCTCCGCGATGCGGACGCCCTCCGCGACAGCCTGCCGGCGTTCCCACTGGCGGAGCTTCGTGAACTGTTCGGGCGAATACCCGATTTGCCCGTTCTCGTTCACGTCGGGCTTGGGCTCGGGGTCGGTCGGGTCGAGCACTGCAGCCGGCGCCGCGCTCGCCTTGATGCCGACGACGTGGCCCTCGGCGTTGCGCTCGACGTGCGGGCCGAGTATCTCACGGTAGCCGGGAATGGCCTCGATGAGCATGCTCAGGAACTTGCCCTGTTCCCCGAACATGATTTTCTCGGTGACGCCCACGTGCTCCAGGGTTTCCTTGTAGGCGGCGTTGACCTTGACCAGCTCCGCCTTCTCGGTGGCGAACTGAGTGGACAACACATCTGTTGCCTTCTTCACCGCGTTCTTGTTGATGCGCACAACCGCCGAGTAGGGGATGCGGTTCTCACGTCCGCGTGAGTCCTTCGCCGCGATGCCGGCGAGTTCGTCCACGTCCTCTTTGGCCGGTTCCTTGGCCGGTTTCTCTGCGACCGGCGGCTCGACTTCTGCGACCGGTTCGACGGCCGGTTCCTCGACCACGGGTTCTTCCTCGACTACGGGCTCGTCTGCGACGGGCTCCTCTTCGGGGATTTCTTCGGGTGCGTCTTCGATGGGTTCGCCAAGCTCGTCCGCTGCGGGAAGGTCGGCGTCGTCGGCGGGTGCGTCATCGCCAGCGTTGGCTAGCGATGCCTTGATGAGGTCTACGGTGTCTTCAAAGGCCATGTGCGTGATGCTCCGTTACGAGGTGGCGTGCGGGGTGGACGATTACTTCTCGGCGTCGGCTAGCTCTCGGGCAAACTCCTCTTCTCGCGCCTTGGCGATTTTCTCCCAGGCAGCAGCGCGCTGCTCGCGGACGCCTTGCGTGCGCTTCAGTTCCTGCGACACCGGGTCCTCGCCAGCGGCGTAGACCGGGATGTTCCCTTTGTCCATAGCCCACGACTGGAGATTGGCGACGATGAAGCTGATGGTGGAGATAGGCTCGTTGGTGGTGTCGTCTCGGAACACCAGGCGGATTTCCACGAGCGACTTGTCGATGGGGTTCTGCACCATGAGCGCTTTCTCGTTGCGGTCGGTGCGAATCGGGTAGACGGCGCTGCCGCCGTTCTGGAACACGAACGTCCACACCTCGACCGGCTCGGTCTTCTGTGGTTGCGGAATCGGGTCAGCGGCGTCGAGCGCGTCGGTGAGCTTTATCATTTGCCCTCGCAGGCGATAGAGGCGTTGGCTACCATGACAGCCTCCCGCACGAGGCGGATGGCTGCGGTTTGGTCGGCGGAGGCGGGCGAGTTGTCCACGATAACCTTCGCGAGGTTGTGGGCGGCAGCGCGGATGCCGATGTAGGCGACTTGCTGCGCCTCTGACGGTGAATGGTAGCTGAACCAGTTGGCGAGCTGCTCGCGGGTTATCATTTGCCGAATCCTTTCAGCCAGGAGACCAGGGCCCGCCACTTGCTGCCCTTCTCGCCGGCTTGTGGTGTGGGGTCTGTGGCCCCGTTGAGGATGCTGTTCGAGTTGGCCGGGATGTTGCTCGGGAGATTGGGGTTCGTGCTGTCGCTCATATGTGTGCCTTGATGATTTCCTTGGTCTCACCCTTCGGGTCGCGGTGCGCGCCGACGCTGATACCGCGCTGCTTCTCCGCCGGCTTGGGCGGCGCGAAGCCTTCCGCTTTCTCGTGCTCGTGCCAGGCCGCGATGCGCCGAGCTTCGTCTTCGGGCGTCAGCGAGGCCGGCAAACCGATGAACCGTTGCGTGTATGGGTTCTTGTCGCTGCCGCTCGCCGGGTCTACCTCGTGTGTGACGTAGGGGATGAGCCCGCGTCTCTCCTCCTCGCGCCGAATCTCGGAGTAGGAGTCGTAGCGGCGCGGGGTGCCGTCCTCGTTGCAAAGCCCGTGCTTGATGTAGAGCCCGCCGGGGATGCTGTCCACATGGACGTCCGAGGTCTTCTCGCCGGCCATCTGGAAGATGCGCTCCATCTCGCCGCCGCAGGACGCGCACGAAGCGATGGAGCCGCCGTCTTTCTGAAGGGTGTCTTTCCGAACTACCGCGCACACGCGGCATCGAGCGTCAACCATCTTCACGGTGGAGTCCCTTCGCTTACTGGATGGGCTGGTTGGTCGCGAACCGCAGGAGGATGTTCGCAATGGCGCCGGCAGAGACGACAGCCGGGGCATACTTGGGCGGGAGGTAACCGGTGGCGAGCGCGCTGCCCGAGGCAATGCCGCCCAACACGTTGACCCAGAACGTTTTCGACGCGAAGATTGATTTACCCATGTTTGGCCTTTGGTGCGCGCCCGCAGTCACAAGGAAGGGGCGGCGGAATCGGTGCGGGCTTGGACGCCGGGAACCCCGGACATCCAGCCCACCCACACTTCAGTGTCATGCAAGCCCCGTGCCAGTGTTACCTGCCGTCCTGCATTCGCTTGTTCACCCTGCCGGCCATGTCGATTTCCGGGTGGTGGTCAACCTGCGGTGATGCCACGTGAGGCGGCGGGACCGGCGGACCCGGAGGCGGGGGTGCCCCTGGTCCCGGAGGTGGCGGCGGAGCGCCAGGCCCGCCAGGGCCGGCTGGCCCACCGGGTCCACCAGGCGGCATGCCGGGCGGCGGCGGCGGCGCCGGCAGCTGCTTCGAGCTGAGGATGGCTTGCTTCGCGGCCTCGATAGCCTGCGCGTTCGGCAGCGTGCCGGAAGCAATCATGATGGCGACGGCCACCGGGTTGTCGAGGTCCTCGCCCTTGAACGAGTAGGTGACCTTCGGCGGGTCTGGCGGTTTCGGCGCGGGGTTCTTCACCGATTCCTCGTCCACGTCGATGAGGGACGCCATCTCCTGGAGCGGGCCCTCCTGGTCAACCATGCCCGACTTCGCTGTCATGTTCCACCACTGTTCGAGCCGCTGGTAGCGCTGGTTCGAATCGAGCAGCACCGTGGCATCCGTGCGGATGTTGTAGGTGTAGTAGCCGGGGAGGTGCAGCAGGCTCATGTCGCCCAGCGCTGCGGTCTCTTCCTCGTCCCAGTCGCCGTAGAGGCAGAGCAAGCCGGCCACAATCTGGCCCACGTTCGCCACGAGCTGCGCGACTTGGGCGCGCTCGAAGCTCACGCGGGTGGTCATGTTGGCCTGCGCGTTGTTCGCCTCCGCTGCGGTGCGAATCTGCGTGTTCGAGCCGCCGCCGTTGCCCTGCGAGCTGAGCCCCCACGTCTGCTGCAGCTCCGTCTTGGCGATACGGTCGAACATGTCGTTCTCTTGCGGGTAGGAGGCGCGAGCAATCTCGCCAACCGCCCGGTCGCCGCTGCCGTTCAGCGGAATCGCCCCCTGCCACGTGCCGCGCATCAGTGCGGTCGCGATTTCCGGGGAGACCAGGATGTTGTTGAACCAGCGCATCGGCCGCGAGTGCCGGCGCTGCAGCATCATGTCGGTCCGCCCCTGCATCAGCTCCTCGACTTGCGGCCGGCCCATCGCGGTGTCGGACGGCGGAATCGCTTCGTCGCTCAGGTAGGTGAGCGTGAGGAACTGGATGGGGAACAAGCACGCGCCCACGATGACGGTGCCGTCCTCTTTCTCTTTGCCGGTGACTTCGTCCAGCCGCTTCTGTCCGTTCCACGGCTCGTTGATGGCGGGCTCCTGCTTGCCACGCACAAACACCATGCGCTGGATGGCTTCGAACGAGGTTTCGTCATCATGGAACAGGTAGCGCCAGTAGAAAATCTCGTCGTATTCGACCATCTCGGTCTCGACGTAGCGGTCCCGCTCCTCGTCATTCGTCAGCCGGTCGTAGCTCGACTTCACGCCCGTGCCGCAGACCGTGGACTTCTCGCTCGGCTTGAGCTTGAACTCCTTCGAGGCGCGCGACCAGTGCATGCGCCCGGTCTCTCCGACCCACGGGCAGCGGTTGAAGTTCGAGCCGCTGAACGTCAGGTCCCACAGCCCGTCGCTCGGGCTTACCCTGGACATGATAATTCGCTTGGCCGTGGTATACGGCGTCGGCGTGACCTTCGGTGGTGCCGGTGGCGCCTGCGGTCCCTCGCCGGGCTCCTGGTTTTCCACGGGAGCGCCGGGCTCACCGGGTTCCTGCATCGCGTCGGCGTCGAGCGGCGCCATCTCGGCGGGCGCTGCCGGTGCGGTCGTCTCTTTCTCCGGCAGGTCGCGCATTTCCTGCCGCGACTCGTAGGCCACCTTGACCATGCCGAACCCAGCGGCGTTGATGACGTCGGGCATCACCTCGTTCATCGCCGTGCCGAGCCCGCCCGTGGCGAGCGCATCGTTCACCTTGCGCGCCAGCGTCGGCATCGCTGCCTTGAACGCCTTCTTCTTCGCCTTCAGGCGCACCTGCGGGACTTGGCTGAACAGCTGCGCGTGCTTGTCCTTGGTCGCGCTCCAGTCGTAGGTGATGGCGACTCGGTCGTCGTCACTGTCGCTGTCGTAGACCTTGCCGCGCCGCCGGTCGATGTTCTCGCGCCAGCCTTCGATGAGCTGGCGTTTGTAGTTGCGTGAGCGCGCGATGCGGGCTCGGAACAACTTGGGCTGAGCGTTGGCGTCCGGTGCCGACGCGCTGACATCCGGGGCGACACTGGTGCCCTCGGCTGGCGTGTTCTCGGCATCGAGCGGTTCGGGTGCGTAGTTATCCATGTTGTCCTCAGAGCGAATCGTATACCGAGTTGGCGCGGCGGCGCACGTTGTTCGAACCCATCACATAGGCTTTGCCCTGGGTGGTCTTCATCCAGGGACGCTCGCGTGTCAGCTTCGGCACGCGAGTCGGTGGCGGCGCCGCCATCGAGAGATAGCCCAACGAGATGGGCATGTGGTCAACTTTCGAGTCGGCCAAACGGCCGGGATGTTTCTTGTCGATGCGCATCGAGCGCAGCGTTTTCACCAGCGTGGGGCATCCCGGCTCATAGATTACCATAGCCGGCAACCCATCGCTAAGTCTGCTCTGCAGCAGCTCCTGGGTGGCGAAGCCGTTCGCGGTGCGGTCGTTGATGCCAGCCGTGAGCGGCATGCCGGCGTCCTCGAAGATGTGCGCCATGCAGTGGCCCATCTCCTTCTCGCCTTTCCACAGCGTCGGGTCCGCGATGGTGCCCAGGATGTTCATGTCCTCGGACAGGCGCTCGATGTCGGGGATGATTTCCTGCGCCGTCTTGTGGACCCAGCTCGCTTCTTGGAACGGCATGTAGCGTCCGTTCGGCAGCACCATCACCCACACGCACACCGCCGGGTCATGGAAGCCGTAGTCGAACACGCGGTAGATGTTCATCCAGGGCCAGTGCCGCGCCATGCGCGCGGGCTCGTCCTCGCTGCCCATCACCATCGGGATTTCCTGGGTGAGGTTGTCTTCCTCGATGGTGAAGTAGGCGCCCTCGACTCCCCACTTCCCTTCGAGCCAGGCGTCTTGATACGCCTGCGATAGACCGCTGAACTGCTTGTCGTATTGTTCGAAGTCTACGTGCGAGGCGTCCGCGCGCTCGATGTGCAGGGCGCCCCAGTCGTTCGGCTCATACTTGCGGTCCTCCTCGGGGAGGACATCGCGTGCGATGAAGTAGTGGTAGACTTCGTCCGCGCTCACGCCGATGGGGTTGGTCCCGCCGCGAATGATGGCGGTGAGCCCACTGCCCTCCAGCACACGGCAGCTCGTGCTGATGCGGGTCACCATGTCCCAGTCGAAGGTGGTTATCTCATCGAAGCAGATGGCGTCGAACTGCGCCGACAGATACTTCAGAACGTCGGCCTCGGTCTCGCAGTGCCCGAACAGTCCCAGCGAGCGCAGCCCGCCCACCTTCGGGTAGTGGGCCTCGACGTTGCCCGACCGCACACCGAGCGCGACGCCGCCCATCTTCTCCATGTCGTGTTCAAGGAACAGGAGATGGGACTTGCGCAGCTCGGGCATCGTCCGCCGAAGCATCAGGTATTTGAAGCCGGGGTAGCTCATCGCGCGGATGTGGAAGTCCCACCGCATCGTATGCGACTTGCCGGTGCCGCGCCGGCCTTCCATGATGAGCTTCGGGATGCTGCTGCGGTGGTAGACCTTGTGCTTCTCGGAGTCGGGCCGATACAGCACCTCGACCATGCCGTCGCTGCGGCGCACACAGAACGCGTCGCTCGGGATGTCGGGGTCGCCCGGCAGGAACACCGTCTTACGGAGGTCAGGGCGGACAGCCTTCGAGGCTTCCGTCTCGATGCGTTCGAGGATGTGCGGCGGAATCGGGACGACGCCAGGCATCAGCCCTTCACCGTCTCGGCGTCGATGACCGGGGGCAGCGCCTTGACCGCCGGCATGCCGCCGACCACGAAGCCCAGGGTGAAGG